ATCCAGTCATTCGCTTGTTCTTGTACATCTGATAATAGTGATTCTTTAATCTCAGAATCTTTTTGCTCTAGTTGAGACATAAGAATTGCCAAATCTTCAAATTCATAAGCTGATGTACATCTTTTATTAACTACTAGATCAACATTAGTTGTTGAAAGAACATTACTTTCAAAACTGTCCGCATCAGTACCAATAGTTTTAATATTTGTTTTTGGCTTATTGATTCTCTTAATTTTTAGAGTATCCCCACCTTTTACCTCTTCAGCTTTATACTGAGGATCAGCAGTTAATGCTGGCCACATTGTATTTTCTCTAAGCTCTTTTTGAAAGATGGGCGACCAAAATGATTGCGTTAGATCTAAAGTTGTGTCTACATACGATTTAGTTGTTACTGCCATTATAAAACTCCTACTTTACGTTTAGCCTCTTGTACGCGGCTTTTTAGGTTCTTGTTCATATCTGTTAAACTTAAATTCTTAAACTCTTCTTGAAGGTTCCCCGATCCACCTGCGGCGTTCCCTGGGAGTTTGCCGACATGGCTTGTATCTACTAACTCGGCATATTCCTTCATAAAACTATTTGCTACCGTTGATGCTGACTGTTCATCTACATCACCAGTATCGGGATTTATGACTACATTCTCAAGATCGATAAAGTTTAAGTATTTATTATTCTTTATCTTACCAGGCAATCTGTCATAAACAGCTTGTAACTTCTGTGCATCGATCAAGTGTTGGTTAACTTTTCTTACTTCTGTTTTTGCAACTTCAGCTTCTGATATCAACGTTTCTACTTCTACTTGTTTCAACTCCAACAACTTTTGGTATTCTCCGCTCTCAGCCAACTTGTTTTCCTCTGCATCCTTTTGAGCCTTTTCAAACGAATTAAGCTTTTTGGTTAATTCAGCAATTTCACCCTTAGTCTTCTTGTGCTGACCCAATAGTTTATCATGGCTTTCCCACGATACTGTTTGCTTAATGTCTTTGTTTGAATTTTCTTGATCTTTGCTACCAGCATTATCAAGTGCGTTACCAACGACTTTGTTTGACTCTTCTGCCATTATAGTTTACTCCTTGTTGTAGTGTCAAGTGACACTATCTGTTAAATTCTTTCCTTATTTCTTTTCTTAATATATCTGCAACTTCTTTTGAGATTTGTTTCTTTTCTTCTTTAGAAAATCTTAACCATGGACGCTTTGGAGGACGACCCGAACTGCCCCTATCATGTAGGAATGCAAGTTTTGTATTACTAACGGGTTTTTTCGGAGGTTTGCCTATGTATGTTCTATTGTCAGGCTTAAAAAATAATGACATTGCTGAACTAGTTACTTCACCAGTCAACGCTTTTATCATTTGACCTGTCTCTGTGAGGTTGGACCTGTTTTTGCTGGTAGAATAATGGAGGCTTTTCCTACCGCGCGATGTCTTTGTACTTGGCTCCAATGGTTTAAACTTTTCTTTTTTACCACCGTCACTGGTTACGCCATAACCTTTACGCGTTCTTGCTTTTAATATTCTAATAGTAAGTGCTAATGATTTTTTCAAGCCAGTAGGTGACATTGACTTCCTTATCACCTTATTCATTCGCTTAACTACTCTATCAGCAAAGTTAACTGTCATAAGCTCGCTTCCAATTCAGATTGTATTTTATCAGCTTCTTTCAATCGTTCCTTGAGGTTTGCTGGTTTAAATTTACCAAGTATAATTTTCTTCTCCGCTGGTGTTATTCCTAAAAACTTTCTTTTTTTATTAGCTCTGGGGTACGGCTTACCGTAACTGCCTGACTGATTGCCATGAGCTTTATCGTTTGATTCTGTACCTTTGTCATACCCAACTGTAATGCTGGTGCTGCTGCTAGGAGGTAGTCCCTTTAAGTCGCTCAACATTTGCGTAGACAAACGTAAGTTGACAGGCGATGCACTTCCTAAATGTTTTGTTTTGAACGTCTTATACTCTTTAGTATATTTAACAAACTTACCACCGCGCAGGTCGTTTCCCTTTTTAGTTCTTGATTCAATAGTTTTAATAACCGCTTTTGTTATTTTTTGTTTCTGTTCGGCGGTATATCCTTTACCTATTATCAATCGGAATTTCTGCTGTGGTGTCGCCATCATCTACTTCCAGTGTAGTTGTTTGCTCTTCATCTATTTCTTTTATAAGCTCATCAACTGCTTTGTCATCCATCTTTGGGTTAAGCTCCTTGATTGCTTTTTTCTGTGATGTAAATCGTGCGTCTCTCTCTTTCGCAAGTCTTTCAACCTTATCCGCTCTTGTTTCTAAAACCTTATCTTCTGAGTATTCGGCCATCACTACAAGGCTATCGGGATCAGAGAACAATTTTCTGTTAGATATTCTACCAACCTTTGCCAGTGTATTATGTATCTGTGCGATTCTACGCCAGCACTTTGTTTCCATCTCCGAAAACACTATTTCTTGACCCTTTCTGTTTTCTAACGTGTCCATTTCTGAAATGATTTTACTAATACCACTGGCAAAGTTTTCAGCAGTAAGTTTCCCAACTGTACCTGGTTTAATATCTTTGCTGTCTAACCATATCGCAAGCTGAGACATTACATGGTTCATTTGTGCATCTAAATTAGGCTCGGCTTTAACAACACCAGCACTAGGCGTTTTATCTGGGTCATCTGATTTTAAATTCCAGAATATATTTGGCGAAGCTGGTAAGTTTTCACTATCGGCATCAATTGTATATAAAAGTGGGAATGATAAAAACATGGATCCATAATTGATATCAGTTAAAAGAATAGGGGTTAATACGGTCATTTGAATAGAATCGTCATCTGGTGTTGGTATTAATAAATACTGACTCATTGAAATATATTCAAAGGGCATAACTTCAAAAGGGTTAACGCCATCGTTTCCGTCCATGTCGGATTGAACAATGTCACCATTATCATAAACTGGGATGAACTCAGTAGGCGTATATATCCAAAACTTTTCTCTCTCGGCACCATGCACATCGGCTTCTTTTCCCATTAGTTTAACGATAGCAGTAGGACGCAAGGGATTGATCTTATCATCGGAGTAAGGTATGAATTGGTGTGAAGGCACAGAACGAAAGGCCAATGCTTTTTCAACATCGTCCTCATATATTTCTAATGTACTCCACTTGTACGAATTATAATTCTCATTCATATTACCGAAATGTTTGTCAATACCCCTTGCGACATAATAATCTACTAGCTCTTGATCGGAATCAAGCTCTGTCTTTCTAACTACAGGGCGAGAATACAGCGTAGAAAGTTTTTTAATAATTTTATTCCAGACGTTGATAGGTGCTGCTCTTTCAATAGCAATCTTTGCGCTGTCTGCAGACAGCTGCCTACTCAATGTTTCAGCAACATACTTTAATAAGTTACCTTCTGATATTTCAAATAGTTTCTTGTTGAACTCTATTGGTACGTTTTGACCCTTTATATACTTTAAAATTCCATCTATGTATTGCTGTGTTGCCATCGTAGCTCCTATTTATATGTTGATCGTTTTAAATTAGTTAAAGGATAAAGGTACCAGACTAAATATGCAAGGGAATCTACCAAATGCGACAAGCTTGGGTCTGTTTTTTGATCCAGTTGTCCGTGTTTATCCCATGCCAACTGGGTTAAATCTCTAATTAGTTTTTTGCATCTCGGATGTATCTTAATCATACCAAGACAAAAACATCTATTAAGATTAGCTATCTTGTCAATCACAGCAGGGTTTCTCGTTTTCTTAACATCAAAACCAGCATCTTGTAATATGATATAGTCTGATCTTCCTTTTGTGCTCCTATTCTTTCCTGTAGAATCACCTGCTATTGATGCACCTTTTACGCCTTTCTTTTTTAGTTCATCAGCTTTTTTATAGGTATCACCCTCGATTTGTATTTCATCGTAAACAAAAATACCATCTCCGTGTTGGCTTGCAATTACATCCGAGTTGAATTGAATATTATAATCAGACCCTACCCAGTCAGTACCACCAAGTTTTTCAGCTTCTTCTGATACATGTTCATCTCTATCAAAAGCGTATACAGCAGCACCGCTATTATCCGCATCATATTCACCATCTAAAAACCTTTTACGTTCTTTTTCCGGTAACTTTGAAAGCATCCTAACATAGTCAGCATCAACATTCTCCAGGTTGCCTTGTATGTTCATCTTTATAGATAAATAATCACCCTTGACATCATCATCTAAAGCCACGCCATCAACAGGGTCAATGCTTTGCTCAAACGCTTGATAATATGCGCTTGAAGTTTTAGTGGGGTTTTGTGTATAGAACACTTTTTTGGTTAGTATGTTCTTCTCTGCAAGTCTCGTCTTTAATCTTTCGACTGCTATCCACGGCACCTGGTTACATTCCTCAACTAGTATAGATGAAAATTCTAACCCCAGAAGTCTTTCTAGTTTATCTCCACTATCTAGTCCTGCTACCCTAATGGTCGACCCATTTGAGAACTCTACTATGTAGTTAGTTCTGTCCCACCTTACCGGCAAATCAGGGAACGCATTAACTAAAACCCACGGGAGTGTGTTCATCCATATTGAGTTCTTAGCCGAGTTGAAAGTATTTCTTACTATCACATGATTGGATCTGCATTTTACTGATCTTATACAAAGCATATACACGGCCAATACTGTTTTTCCACTACGGGCCGATCCAAAAAGCATTATGTTTTTTGCACTAGATGAGACTATTTCTTTAACTACTTCTTTCTGTTTGTTGGTTTTCTGAAAGTCATGACCGACTATCATAATTTTGCATCGTCTTTATCAATAATAAGTTTAATACCACCTTCTGGGACATTCATATCAACTTGCTGACGTGGCTTACCTAAAACCATTGTTTTTAGAAACTCGATGTGTTTATAATTTCCATTCTTGTATGCGAGTAGTGCTTTATGTTCAAATATAGATAACTTACCCGACTCAGGACTTTTCATAAATTCGTCTAGGTCTTCCCTGGGCATTTCGCAAGCGCGTTGTATCACTCGATGGATAGCGTTCCAGCACATTATCTGAGCTTCTTTTTTTGTGATAGACTTACTCGCTATCTTATTTCCTGCTGTGAATGTTCCATCACTGTTACGACTCATAATGTTATCCGTGTCATATCGGTTTTACTTATGCATAATCCATTTTAACATAAGTTTTTCTTATTTGACAATCTACCAGTTGTCAGGGCACGGATAATCCCACTTTTTACCAAAAATATCTACGCCACCTTTTGCAAGAAGTAGTTGACCCACTGTTTCATTAAGTGCAAACTTTTCATTCACAAATTCAATTTGTTGTTGTTTATTCTGGATAGGTAAGTTCTGTATGCCCATTTTAAAGTATCCCCTTTTAGGTGTAGTCTAATTAAAAATTCTTCCAGA